CTCATGGCCAATTCCGTCTCCATAGACCCTTGGTCCATTGGAGGCACTGGACCCCACGCAATCTCACCGAGGCGACGATAAGGAACACGGCGACCTGGACCCCAATCAGACGGAGGCCGTCCAGCAGGGTGCATAAGCGGTGGCAGAGTAGCAAGAGAGGAACGATCAATACGAGAATCCCTCTCCGTCTTGATTTGCATTTGCGCCCCACGGAGTATATCGCTAAAGGTTTGAACCTCGTACATCCTCTTTTGATCGTTCGACAGGCGGGTAACGATGAATGGGTAGTCGTCATATCCATTAAGAAGTTCATGCTTGGCGTAGCCATCAGCTTGCGGGTGGAACACGGTGCAATAGATGCCTTCGCTGCCGTCTTCTTCATCAATCAATCGCTGATAGCCATAGACCACCATAACGAGATCATTATCATCCGTGATGGGCAAGCGAGTAATAGTCTTCACCTTCTCGCCATCAAGGTACATCGAGTCCTTACCGCGAAGACGCTCGATAGCATTATCAACCCACTTACGATCCCAACCCTCGCTTGTCACTTTTTTCTCAAGCTCCTGCGAAGTTAAGAATGTACGCCAGAAAATATACGGAGAGCGTTGAGGATCAGAGACATACGGAGGGAAGACAACTTCACCATCTGGAGCGCACGAATGCACCAATGGGCAATCAACAGTTTGACGCGCCAATGGAATCTCAGCCATTCCAGTCTTACGCATATCCTTGATGGCCTTCTTCGCCCGTTTGACGGACAAGTCTGGGAATGCTTGCTGGATCAGAGTCAACAACATCTCGTCGTCAGCTCCAGTAACAATAAGGTCTGCTAGATCGGGGGACGCTTGAGCGACTTGCTCGACGGATACTTGTTGTAAATATGTCCTTTTTTCTCGCTTCCAGCCGACATAGGAGATCATAATCCCCTTCTCTAGCAAATAGTTCGCACCCAACTCCATTTGGTTATTGAAGTCTGGGATATAAGTGGAACGCATCCACTTGAGGAATGATGACACAACCGAGGCACGTGGCATCGAGGCCATCGAGGTTGGGAAGGCTTTAATGTGCGACCGCGACAATGCTTGATCGAACAGAGATACGTACATATCAATCCGTTCGCCAACAACATTAACCTCTTGGTCAGATGCACCCTGCCAAGGGAAGGCGTTTGCGCCATTTTTCCGAAGGTCATCGGACTTGCCATCCCAGATATTGCGTCGATCATTGTATGAGCGAAGGCAAGACTCAAAGTAGTAGTCCAAGTCAATCAGACAGGTATCATATGCGTTGGTCAGTGCGCCAATATCTGGCTCCTTATCAGCATAGATAAGCGACTCGTCTTCAAGCTCTTGTTCTGGACTCATGGTACGTATTCGTAATAATCTTCGGGGTCAGATGATACTAGGCACAATTTGATGCGCTTGCCAACAAGTTTATTTGATAGCTTAGATGGGCATTTTACTGGCACTGCCACCCCATCCATGCGGACAATTACCCAAGTTGGGTTATTACATACCCTCATAACTAGGTAGTCGTCACTTAGCTCTTCCTGTTGGTCAATTAGGCTAGCTAGGCTACATGGGGCTTCATCAACAATAATCCTAGATTTTGGTGGACGACCCCGTTTTGCTGCTTTTTTAGTTGGTACTTGTTTCATGGCGTACTTTGGTTTTCATGTAGTTGATTGCGTGTTCAAGAGTGTCGATTTCTTCTGTAAGCCTTTGAGTTTTCCCTAGCTTCTCAGCTTTGACCCTACGAAAATAGGCTTCTTTTAGACAGTCCAGAACAAGTTGTTCTGCTCCAATTGGTTTCGTTTGTGTTTTCATTTCTAGTATCCACCAGACCCATGAGTTGTAACAAATGATTGAGCATTGTCAACGTGGTCGAGATTAGAAATAGCAGCATACCGCAGTGTGTCAATAGGATCTTTCCACGCTTCCTTTAGGCCACCATCTCCAGTATATTCGGACAGCGCGTTGATGATATTTTCGCATTCCGAGCTAACATAGAAGTGTGGCCTATTGATAGAGTCCAGCGGCTTAGTTGTATCGAATGCCATTTTCCCGATCAATGCTTGCAATCCATCGTCGATTTCAAGTCCTGGAGCTGGAATGCAAACCATGCCAGATTCGTTCAAATCCTCAATAATTGACGAGGAGCCGTCCTGCACTTGGTACTTTGCCGCTCCAAGGCGGGGGTCAATTAGACGCTCAAAGATTTCCTCATCTCCCTCCATCTGCTGGATAAGCTCGATGTAGTCTCTAATGCCAAATCCTTGACCCTTAGCCCCTTCTCCTGGACACCACTTGCCACCGCGCCATTCGGCCCAGTCCCCTACATCCACCCCTGGCCACTCACGGTAGACCCAGAACGTCCCGCTTTCATCAACCGCAATCCAGCACATGAACCAATTTTTCGCCCCAGCGGGGTCAATGACATGGTAGCGCGTAACATTGTGGGTTGGAATCTTATCTGGCTCCACGACATTAATTACCTTATTGAATTTGGGGAACTTGGTCGTGTGGGACTTCATTGGAACCCCATAGGCGCGAATCAGAATCTCCTCGCGGGGTTTACCTAGCAGCGTGTCCTTAATGCGCTCATAACCACCAAATGGGTTGTCTTGGCTGTGGAAGTAATGAACCGAGGCGTTATGCTTCTTGGACCTTTGAACGTATGGGACAACCTCATTCTTGAGTAGGTCTGCCTCCCTAGACTCAATCGTCTTAGCCCCATCCAAATACTCCTTGATCACCTCAGTCCAGCCGTCAATAGGCGTAAATGTCACCAGCATCTTGGAGTTTCGAGTAGCAAGTCGGAAACGCAGGGTATTTATGAGATCTGGTCCAAGAAGGTATTCATCAAGCCATACCCCGATATTGTGCCATTGAGGGTTTCTAGAACCAAGCTCTGCGCCCTCTAGGATCGTTGGGTTGTTCTGATACTGCGAATAGGTTTTAAAGATGATCTGCGAGCCATTAGGCAGAATTAACGAGTTGTCCGTGAACCCGTTCTTCTTGGTGTACGAGATGTAGGCGTTCTCAGAGGTCTGCTTTGAGCGTAGTTCTGCTGGAAGCCAGCCCCATACGGCACTCTGTTGCTGACGGATTGACACCTCGGACGTTTGGGCAAAGCAGAATATCTCAGATTTTGGGTTCTCCACAGCAGCTTTGACCACGCAGTACGAACCCCATGACGTTTTCCCACTACGGTTTCCTCCTAATGCTAGAATCTCATTGACCTCTTGTAATTGCTCTTCGGCTTTCTCCCAGTGAGGCAACCTAAATCCATAGCGGAATGGGTCTTTGTCAGCGTTCTCAATAGCCTCATGGTATATCCGATGTATCTCCATCAACTCTGATGGGTCCATCAACGCCACCTCGTCGTCGTCTGGAGGCGTTAGGATCTGGTGCTTTCTCCAGTTCATGTAACTATCTCAGCCTCAATGGCTTGTTCCTTAACCTTATTTGCGATGCGAGCTTTAGCGTCAGCAATCATCTTGGCAGCGTCATCTAGGCTTGGGCCTTTGCGATGCTCGACTACCGTGGTTGCCATTCCCGTAAGCTGTGCTGCCTTGTCCGTAAGGATGCCCACAGTGACCGCCAGCTTATCTGGGCTGATCTTTGCTAGTTCCTCTGGGTTGTCGAACAACTGCTGGGAACGCTCAAATAGCAGATCGGTGTATTCCTGCGCGGCAATAGCATACCGCATAGAGAACTCTTTGCGCTTTGTTTCTAGGGTATCGCTATGCCTCCATTCAAGACCACGGATGATCTCACGCGATAGTCCAGTCTTGGCCTTGATATCGGACATCCTAGCCCCCTGTGCGGAAAGCCATAACGCCAATGCAGCTTTGTTCGGGGCGTAATGCTCTACCGTGTTGCCATGCTGGTGCTTTGCTCGTTCCTTTACTTCAAGAAACCAAGCCGCCTTATCGGCACGCTCGTCAACATAGTCACGCTTCAGCTTTTCGTTTGGATCGTCGCTCATTGGTTCAGAGATCACTAGGACTTCTTAACCTTTAAGTTTCTATCTTGCAAGGGTTTTCTCAATCTGGAATCTCTTCTTGATGTCGATAGATGTTTTGGGGCTGACTTGTCCCTTGCGGATCAACCCACGAAGAACAGCGTCTGGGTCATTATGATTCTTCATCATATCAATGGCTATGTCAATTTGATCTTTCTCATCAAGTCCGTTCCACAGTTGATCCTCCTCGGTGATTCCACGACGCTTATCAATCATGCGTCTTGTTCTCAGAGATAATACTTTTTTTCTCATATTGAGATCCTCGATAGCCCTAATTTCCTTCATTTGGTCGCGCTCATCAAGTTGAGAAATTCTATCTAATTCGGCAGAAGGAGTAACCTCTTTTACCTTTGGAATGCTTGGGGTATATCCATTGATTGCAAGTAAAGCATTACGATCACCAATACCGTTATCTACCATCACTTGTATGATCTTTCCTCTAGAGAAACCAAGCGTCCTCATGTTATTAACATGGCGTGATAATCTTTGGAAGTTGTCTTGGTAGTCTTTATTCAATTCATTGTACGCTTGATTCAAGTCGTCGTCAGACAACTTGTATGTGGCTGATGAATATTTGGATCTTATTCCATCAAGAGATTTTTTAGCATCTCTTAAATGAAATCCAACTCCCTCAACTGGATCGTATCTCTTAATGCGAAGACCAGCCATTCTTAGTGCTAGCTCCTCCGCAGTTGTTGGATTGTATGATCTTGTAGCCTTTTCAAACTCTCTTTGCGCTCCAGTGGTAAAAGCTTTTCCAGCAAACCACCCAGCTCTTTCAAATGCGTTTTCTATTGGATTGACTTTTTCGCTTATTTTTTTGTCGGTCGATGGCACATAATTACCAATCGCCGCTTGCAATGGAGCAATTAAAAAGTTTTCATCACCCGCTATTTTGGAATACATTGAACCTAATGCGTTGCCGACAGCATCTTTAAAATTGCCACCATTAAATGCGGCCATAAATACAGATGATATGTCTGATTGTGGCATTGCATACGAGAGATTTGTCACATAATACTTTCCTTCCTTGTCCTCGTGGACAGCAAGCATATTATCTTTCTCATAAGATGGCAGAACACTTTCTTTTAGTGCCTGCTCCTTCTTCTTATCTGTATTTCCAACCCTGCTATTGTAAAGATTTGCAGCAGCTATCGGTGTTGCTAATGCAGCCGTAAGCTTTGCCATACGTGAGATTCCCTCATTTCTAAGTTTGGCCCTATCAATTGGACCAATCCTTGGTTCCAGAAAGTCAGCCATAGATCCATCAATCATCATTCTGGCCATCTTCCCTTGATTGTATGCAGTTCGCATTAATTCAAAGGTGTATGTAGCGAATTGACTAACTCCAGCTGAATACTTGGAAAGGGTTTTCAGAGCCTTGCTTGAATAATCATAATTTGGATATGTGAAGTTTGTCATAGCTGACGCAACCTCATCGGATATTCTTTGCGATTCTTTATTGGATGATAGCTGAGGAGCCACTCTATTTAAAAGTTTTAAATTTGCTTCACTAACAGAGTTTCTAAATGCAGTATCAGCAATACTATAAGCTTTTCCAAACGGTGACAGTATTGCTTGAGCGTACCTTCCTATAGCTGGTCCTTTTAATCCAGCATTAATATCACTCTCAATAAGAGACTGACCAATTAAATTCAATTCAGATAACTTCTTAAAATCAGCGATTGACTTAATATCCATTCTGGATGCAATTGGTTTATATTGCATTAATCCATATTTAATACCTCTGCCTAATCCCTTAAATGGATTTGCTCCAGCCGCCATCGCCAAAACCATGTTACCAATCGGTTGAACAGTATATGAAGATGGGTTCAAAAGTGTTTTTACGGCCTTGGATACAGAGCTTCCGGTTTGTAATAGATCAAGAAGAACACCAGTAGTATGATCAATGCCATTGTTGTCAACATTAGCACCATATAAACTATCAATAGAACGCTGTACCTCAATAGGAACGTAAAGCTGATCTTTCGGTATTGGCTGGTCTGGAAATAACTTTTTAGTTCTTCTTAGATTTAATGGAACAAAACCCTCCTCAAGCCCATCCTCTGCTGTCTTCGCAATACCCATGTCACGAAGAGAGTTCTTAATATTAAAGTCAGCGGTATCATAGGCATTTATCCTAGATAGTTTTGACATTGTTGATGCAAGCCTAGATCCTGTTTGCGTAACCTCACCAAGATAATTCCTAAGCTCTGGTATAAGATCCTTCTTGCCTTTTAATATTCCACCTGGGGCTTGAAATACAAAGTTTGAAATATCATCTGCACCACCAGCTCTTTTACCATCCAATTGCGTAATATAAATATCCGCTTCTTCCCTGCCCATTCCATTGCGAACAAGCCCACCTTTGAGTGCTGCTCTTTGTTGTTTGCTTGGCTTATAAGCTGGAGACTCAAAAAACAAATAAGATTGAGTTAGGTAATCTCCATTGTTTCTGCTACGTTCTATCTCACGAAGAAGAGGTTCCTCTAGTGGCCTTTGCCCGTTGTAGTGATTCTGAAGAAGTTCGTCTTGATATTCGCCAATCCATTTGCGGCCTTGAAGTAAGTCTGACTCTATTGCTTTTAGATCAGCTGGAAGCTCATCAATCTTGCCGTTAATAAACCCATATGCAAGTCTATTAGCTTCCTCTGGATTTTTTGATTTGGAGACAATTCTATTGATCTTGGATTCAAGAATAGCCCCAGTAGATTTACCGGCTCCAGCAACTGACTCAGCTTTTTTAGCCTCTGCCGCAATGGATTTACCACCAGTAACTAGAGACGGCGCGAATCTAGATTTGAATCCTTGTGCCAATCGTGATATCGACTTAGCTATACTTGGTTCCTCTGGAATATCGTATTCAAACGGACCCTTTACTTCTGTCGTAATTTCTTTTTGTTGCGGTATCGCCTCAACGTCAATATCTTGGGCCGGTTCAACCTTAGATGGAGTAACCTCCAACTTGGGAGCTTGTTCGCGTTCAATGACCTTCTTTACAAACTCCTCGTCGCTTTGTGAAGCTAGTGCTTCTGGCTCAATACCAGATACATTAACGATCTCATCAACGGCCTTGATTGTTTCTGGATCTCCAATTTTGACTAGGTCATCAATTTCTTTTGGAGACTTTCTAAACATCTTCTGCACCTGCGGGCTAAAAGCCTTGAATGCTTGACCAGCGATCTCAAGACCTCCACCAAGAAGCGCGCCACCAATTGCAGCTTGTTTCGCCTCTTCTGGGGTGATGACCCGTTGTTCATCAATACCCTTTTCTACAGCTTGTGCGCCAGTTGCAAGTCCTGCGCCAACAGTCCCACGCGCTGCAACTTGACCTGTAGCTACGGCAGCTTTTCCTAATTTCGTTGCTGCCTTCGCGCCCTTAAATAGTTTCTGTCCAGGAATAAAGTTAAGGGCTGTATCCGCCACAACTCTTCCAATTGATATTGGCTTATTTGGGTTCTCAATTTTTTGAGCGGCAATAGAACCAGTGATACCACCGACGGTCGCTCCAGCGGCATAGCCCCAAGGTCCAAGAGTTGCGCCAGCATATTTCAGTCCTTCTGCTGCGGCGACGTTAGCAGCAAGACCTCCAGCTACTTGTCCAGCTGATGGTCCATCTTCTACAGGTTGAGCTTCAGCTTTAGGTTCTTGCGTTGGTTCTGGCTGCTCAACTGGTTGCTGGTCTCCAATTTGACCAGCAATTTCATCAATCTCATCCTCCGATAATGGAGTTTCAGATTTTATCTTTTTACCATTTATCAGATAGGTTGGCATTGTAGATTAAGTCAGTCTGGAAGGATTTGGAATGAAGTGCCTTTTTTGGTTTTGTTTGGCTGAGCCGGTTGTGGTTCCGAAGCGGGTGCTACTTGCTCTGGCTGAACACCAATGATATCAACTATATTTTTAGCGTCAATAGGCCCGTAGACTGATGGCAAATTAGTTGCATTAAGAATATCAAAAGCACCTTGAAGATCCCCGTTCATGTAAAGCTCTCTAGCTTTAGCTATATACTCAGTTGTTTTGGGCAATCCAGTTTCGCCTTCTGGCTTCGTCGGTTGAGTGTAAAGTTCTGGCTGAGGTTGTACCGTCTCAAGTTGACTGATCTCAGGGGCAGGCGTGAATCCTTCTGGCAACGCTTGCATTGCCGAGCCAGCAAATGGAACCGCTGCAATATCTTTTTTGCGCTCTTCGCCAAGAAATGAAGTAAACACATCAGTGTTTTCTCTACCCCTACTTGCTGGTACTCCACCAGTATAAACAGTCCCAGTCTTCTTGCCGATGGCTACTTGGATTCCCTCGGCTGTAGTGCGTATATCCTTTTCCTCTTCATCCTGCAGTTTAATTGCAGTATTGATTCTTTCCGCTAAATCTTCAGCAATTTTGGCCGCGCCTTTCAAATCTCCTTTGCCATATGCAAGCGCGGCAGATTTGATAACTTGATTAGGAATCTTAATAGCGCGTTCATCACCAATATTAAGAGCGTTTTCAATTTGAGATATGGCTTCTTCTGGTGCAATACTTGGCTTACTTTCAGAAGATGAAGAACCTTTCTCCGCCCTTGAAAGAGAAGAAAAATACATTTTATCTAGCGACTTTAGCAACACAGATGGATTTCTTCCATTAGAAATAGAATCAGCTAATTGTTTCCTAATAGCTCCAGCGCGAGTGGAATTATCCGCCTCTAATAGTTGCAGCTTTTGTTCTGCATCATTGAACAATGCTTGGTTCTTTGGACCAGCATTAGGAAATTTTTGTATCAGAGTGTCAAGAAGATTCATATTTAATCGTTGTAAGAATACGGGCTGCCACTATTTGCAGATGAACCACCACCAGCAGAAGCACCCATTCTAGCCTCACGCTGACGAGCAAGACCCATCGAGGTCTGAGTCTTCATCATGTTGAGTGCGTTGTTAATGTAATCGCTAGTCTGCGAGGCCATGAATGAACGCTCTGACAACGGTATGTTCTCATCACGAATTTGATCGCTATATGGCTGAAGAACAGAAGCCATTTCTGGAAACAGCTTGAGCGCGGCATCAATTTGAACGCTACTTTGCTTAATTAGCTTTTTCTCATCGCCTTGTTTCTTGAAATAGTCACCAACTTGACCAACTGCTTTTGACATTGCTTGCATCGGCAACACCGAAGCGTCAGCAATACCAGTGTAATCTGGTTGTTGATAACCCGTAAAACCTACATTTCCTGCTACTAGTGCCATAATTTTATTGTCCCATAAATGCTAATGATGCCCCACCAGTAAATGGGGCGGCCGCAACAGATGCAATATTTTTAATCAAACCAAGTTGCTCCGCTTTTCTTTTCTGCTCGGCTTCATAATTAGCCATGTTGTATTTGTCCAAAGCTCCAGCTCGTTGCTGGGCAAAATTAAGTGGCATATTGTAATCAAGTTGCGGGCCTAGTGTCTGACCATACTCCATTCCAATTCCAGCCAGTTTCGCACCAGCACCATAAGCCGCAGGGGTTTGTCGAAGAAGTTCAAGACCAGGCTGGGTGTAGAATCCACCAGCCATTCCGTATGCGCGTTGTCCAGCTTGAGCTGCCTCCTCGCGCTTTTTGGCCATTACATTCTCACGCCCCATAGCCTCAGCAACAAGTGCAGCATTCCCACCAAGTCGTCCAGATGCTTGGAATCCTTCACGTGCTTGCTGTTCGTAAGACCTACGCTCCTGTGGAGTAACCCCCATTGATGCTGCTCTTGCGCGTTCAGCCTCTTGTGCTGAGGCTTGTACGGCAGCGGCTTGTTCTGGCGACAATGATTCCATTATGCCACGTGTAAGAGGAGCTTGAGTACCCATTGTGCCAAGCTCTTCTGCACGAAGGCCAGCCATTGATTTGGCGGCTTGTAATGCAGCGGCATCTTGTAACGCTTGGAATCCAGTAGTAGCTTGTTGGCCAAAACCAAACGCTTGCTCCATGAACTGTGGAGTATACTTCTCCTGTAGTCCAAGAACTTGAGGGAATACGCTTGGGTAGTAGTTTCCAAACAAAGATGTTGCTTGCCTTCCAGCAAGACTCGTACCTTTATTTTTCCCTTTGGTTGCCACAGCAAGCGGGTCAACTGGTGTTGGAATATTACTCTTATCACCACCAGTTACGATTCCAAATGGATCGACTACTTTTTTGAATATATCTGAGAATCCCATAATTTTATTCTATTGCTTTTGCTAGGTTCTGGTTCACGCAATAACCATTATATTGTTTTCGTTGAAATCAGTGGCTGCTCCACTAATATTGTCAGTTTCAATTTTAACCGTTGTCGTCGTAATAGTTGATCTGTCAGCACAAGCAAGCCTAGGAGATCCAGGGCTAGATCCAGAATTGGCAATTACTGCATAGTTTGTATTTGGCATCGCAAATACAAATGTTACCGTATATTTTCCAGGAGCAGTCCTCACTACAGTGCTAACATTACCAGATGATCGAATTTCACAGTTGCCATTTGTAACTCTTCCATTAAAGTTAGCCCACGCCCTAACACCATAGACTGGAGCGGTTCCAACTGGGTTAAACATCGTTGCAGATCCAAAAGCAACCCCACCAGATGATGATAGTTTTATGACACCGCTACCTTGATTGATTACTTCAAAGTTTCCATTTGCCCCACCATTTCTTACTATTCTTGTTTCAAAGTCAGTAGGTGTTGCAGCAGAGTGAAGGTCAATAAAGCAATTATAGTCCTGGGTATGGCCAGTTCCAAACTCCAATCCAGTTTGTGGAACACTAAAAATACCAGCAGCACCAGTACCAGTCCAGCTTGGGCCACCAGAAGATAACTTCGCTGGAGTTACTGCATTATTTGCAATTGCGTCAGTTGTAACTGAACTTGTTCCCATCTCATTTGATGTGATACCCTGCGCTCGAACTTTCAGCTGACCAGACGCAACTTCTAATGTAGTGCCAATAATTGCACTTGGGGTCATTGTTGTCTGGTCGATGATGTTATTCATCTTTGAGCTAGTGATCGTGTCAGTAGCTGTAAATGTGTATGTTGTATCAACTGCGCCCATAGCGTTACTTTTGTGAGATGATTTGTCTATTTGTCACTGAGCCAGCGACTTTTACTGAGTTTATCTTGGGGGAACCTTGTGTTCTTGTCAAGATCATGGTTCCTGTGTAGCCACGGATGCCACCAAGTCTGCATCTAATTCCAGCGGTTTCAGCTTCATTAGGCGAACTGGGTGATAGAATCTGTCCCCCAAGGAATTGTGTGGTAGTTCCAATATCTGAAGCGTTATCTGGATCTTCGGAAGCAAAAGAAATCATGTATTCGCCAGTCTCACCAGCAAGGTTCTGCATGACAATCTGCGCGTCTGTGAATCTTTTGCGCTCCATTGTACCAAGATCATACCCACGAGTGGTAAGCGAAGCGTTAATGGCAGGCGTAACAAGCAAGGAACCAACGTTTGACACATTCAAACGGTCAACTGAGCTATCTACGGCTTCAAGTTGGTGCAATCCACCATTTCCAGTAACTGCGTAGATATTATTGCGGACTCCAGCACTGCCAGTTACAAAGTTTTTGATTAAAAATCTAGAATCACCAAAGGTATCCAGCGACTCCCAGCCCTTGTTTAAGAAATTAAATACCAGAATTGAGTTGTTTCCACGCGCATCATTAGCTCCAGCCACTGAATCCAATGGGACAGCTAGGTAATAACGGTTATCGAATAGTATCCCAACAGCCCTGTCGGCATAATCCTTGTTGATCCTGTCGATATATGGCTGGATGTTCTTGGAAATTGGCTCCTCAGCTCCACGAAGATTGTAATCGTTGAGGAATTCCACGGCATACACCCCGTCATCTGACAGGAACATGACCATATTACCACGCGAAACAATCGTATTGCGGGCCAAGCATCCAATTTCAGATGTCAACTCAGTAACGCTAGTATCTAACAAGCTGCCTTGCGTACCAGTAATAAGATGCAAGCTATTGCGATTAAGAACAATCAATTTATCCTCGTAGAAGCCGTGCATTCCAACCACATAATCGGCGGTTCCACCACTAATACGGAACTGGTTTTCAATCTGGTCAAAGGTTGTGGTGTCAAGAATATCCGAAACAGCAATCTCGTCCTTGATCTTGGAGCTTGTGTAGACTGGAGCGTTATACGGACCAGAGGAGTTGTAGTAGTGAGGAACCCACAAACGGCGTTGGAAATAAACTCCCCAAGGCGCACCAGGTTGGTGCATAAATCCACCACCTACGCTAAACTGCCCACCAAACTCAAATGCATCTGAGGACGACGTATTGTAGTCACCAATAGGAGCATACCATTTAATAGTAGTCGTTGTTGCAGATGTAACATAATACTCCTGCCCAAGCATTGAATCCAATTCTGGAGTAGCAGTTTGTCTAACAACAATGGTGTCACCAGTCCTAATAGTAAGATTCCCAGCAACTGTAGCTGTAACCAAGCCACCAACAACATCTACGTCCTTGGCTGTAATGTTAAATGTTTGAGGCTGTGTGTAAGTACCTCCAGGAGATAGTGTAAATCCATCGGTAGCGGTAGCATCCGTAACCGTAAACGTTGTACTAATTGAAATGCCAGATGCCACAAATGTAAATGTGTCTTTGTCTGAAACGCTAGCAACAACATATGTTCCATTTGGCGGTGTCCCGCCAGTGAGTCCAGCAATAGTAATGGAGGCTCCAGCAAGCAGTCCATGCTCACGGACGCTCATTGTCACCACCGTATTCGGACTAGCCGTAGCATTAGAAACAGCAGAAAGAATCGGCCTTCCATTAGGGAACCACTCAAAGGCTTGTTGACCGTCTCGGAATAGCATCACCTTATCAAAGACTTGAATCATCTCGGTATCCGCTCCAAGAGCTTGGCCTGGGGGATATGGAATATCCGTAGCGGCGTAAGTAGCAAGATCAATCTTTTTGGCAACCGTATCCAGTGCCACAATCACGTACTCCTTATTGCCAGTATTTGGATCACTAAACAAGCATGAGGCTCGGACGTTGGCGTTGGCCGCATCGTTAATTGGCATCTGAGACAGAGTGCCAGAGGTGTCTGTAACCGACGTGATGCCAGCAACAGTATATTGCAATGTGTCCACATCAACATAGGTTAACTCGTAGCTGCCATTAACCGCAGCGTCCAAGCCGCTTACAGTCGCCCAACCACTAGTACCAGCTCCAAATCCATGAGCTATTACGGTAATGCGAATAGTGCCAGTTGCAGGAACAGTTACGTTAGAAATAGTCTTTGGGGAATCAATTAAATAAAATGGTAACTGCAATGGAGTGCCTCCAGTAGTCAATGCACTGGTCTTCTCAACAACGCCCCTACGCGGCCTCCAGTACCCCTCCATGCGCCCATTCAAGGACTCACGGGCCTCAGTTTCCTGTAGCTGGTTTAACTGTAATCTCTGGTTAACGCCAGAGAACCCACGATCAACGTCTTCGCCAATCGCATCATCCATCGCACTACCGCTCTGGGCAAACTGCGACATTATGCAAAATAGACAATAACCACGCCAGAGGTAACGACAACTTGCGAGAAGTTGCCACCGATGCCAAGGCCAGCAGGAAGCGTGATATTTGCCAACCTAGACGGACCAGAGACGTTTCCAGAGGCACTAGCCACAGTCGCCAACACCGCGTCATTAACCACTTGAATCCACCGAATGTTACCAGTGTACGTGGTGACCGAGGCATTAAGCACAATGCTTCCACCTTGGCCTTGCAAATCATACGAAACAGGAGCTGCCATAAAATAATTAAGGTTCGGCCAAACCAATATAGCCCAGCCACAAAGAAGACTACACCAAAATATACCACTATGTCAACAACATCGTTATCCATCATCCTAACCACAGCATCAACCCTTATAGCCGTCATCAAACTCGTAATGCTGATACCCGCCCTTTAGACATTTTTTGTGGGG